GGGCTTTCGTTTTCTCGATTTCTTGCACTTTCCCAAATGAAAATATTTTGCACTTTATTATTGACAAAGTAAAAAACGTGTGATATAATAATTATAGAAATTAAGAAAGGAGTTATGATATGACACTATATGAGTTACTATTCAGAACAGATTATGACGTAGTTGTCACTGTGCAAGTAAATATCTGTGGAACAATGTTTAATAAAACTCAAACTTGTAGTTGTTGGCTATCTGATAAGTATAACAAAGTATTAGCATACAGAGTTGTCGGAATTAGATGTCAAGAAGCAGGTATATCGGTTGAAGTCATCAATATAAATTAAGAAAGGAAGTAAAAAACAATGAGCATGAACATCACTAACAACACAATGGAAGCCATTGCTTCACACATGAACGACGAAATTAGAGAGAGGGTACACTTTGAAATAGCCCCTTGCTCAAATGAAGCATTCATCAGACGTTACTGTGAATACGACACAGACTTTGAAGACAGCATATTAAAAAAGGAGTTTGGCTTATGCTTATGATGGATAAAAGACGTAAGCCACACCACATAGCGCTAGACAACACAGCATTCTATGCAAAATGTGAAAAAACACAAACCACAGATAATGCAACAGAAGCATTCAAACGTAAACCGTATCAAGAGGACGTATATCAATATTTTAAAAGGAGATTAAAAAATGCACATAGTAATAATTGACAGATTAACAAGAATTAGACTTGACGAAAGAACAGACATTGTTGAAATAACATACATTGAAGAACAAAACAATTACATTCTTCGCACAAGAAATAATTTAGAAATTCAAATAAATAAGGCACTTTACAAAATAGTCGTAAAATAAAAAAGGTGGGGTCTCCCACCTTTTTAATTTAATTTAACTAAAGTACCCTGCTCACTTAAAACTCTAGGTGTATAATTCTTTCTCAGCGGTTTGAACCTAGTTAAAGAATTGAAGTATGTGTTGCCAGTGTAGTTTGCAACTGGTGTGACCCTTACAGAGTTATAACCAGTACCTTTAACAAAGAACGAGTAGTTATATTCGTTTTTCTCGTAATAGATGTCAATATCACCTTGAATAGGTGTCTTTTTAGGATTTAACACTGTATTACTAATCTTAACACAATTGCCCTTGTCGTCTGATACAAGAATTTCTGCGTACCCACCGTATCTTGCCCACAGCTTTGAAAACTCACAAAACTTATCATTTTGCGTAAAAATTGTTTCTGCCTGCGTAAGTAAAGGTAAGTGATTGCAGTTAGGAACATAGTCCGAATAAGTGTAGAAATAGGAATCCTTATAATCAATACTACCTTGTAGTTCGGTTTCTTCGTATATTGACAACGTAAGATTGTCTACAATTATAGACCCTCTTCTGCCAGTGTTAGTGATTGAAAATGTGGGGAAGTTAGGCTCATTAATACACATATAGTTAGAAATTGTTACCATGAATTTATCTTCTAAAACAATATGCGTTTTACAAGTATCAGTGTAAAACCTGTTAAAATTGCAATACTCTTTAGCATACAGACCCCTAGTTTTGTTGTGCCATTCAGCAGTTTGCCCTCCTGCAATTCTACCGCACCAAATATGGATAGCGTCACCAGTAAGCAAACTCTCTGTGTAAATTCCAGTCTTACACCCTAAAATATTAACATTTTCGATAACGCTGTCTGATGTGTTTGAGAGATTAAAGCCGTAAGAATCATCTGCTATTTCGTCCGTTCCCCAAATTGCAACATTTTCACACACCAAATATCTTGAGACGTCATATTTGTTTCGGACCCGCACTCCATTGTGCGACACATTTGTAATACACAAATCAAACAATTTAAGGTGCGCCCACTTAAATGTACTTTCGCTGTTAATACAAGCAATTTCTGTACCGTTTAATTTAAACATAAACCCTTTTATCTCCAAACTGTACCCGCCATTACTCACATTAATAAGCATTTGCCCCTCAATTTCGCTCACCAGTGTTGTTGTTCCGTCTTTTGACCTGTGTGCACTACTGCCTGCACCGATAATTGAGTTATATAAAACAAGTGGCTTGCTCACTTTGTAAACCCCTGCGGGAAAGAAAATCACACCTTTTTGCGTGTTTTCGTTCACAATGTCCGAAATATCCACCGTACCGTCATTTTTTCCACCTAACTCAATAATGTTTAACATTTTGCCAAAGATTCCTGTGTGTATGTGAGCATAGATAGAACCATCGGCAACCATTTCGTCAATTTTTTTGTTTATTTCCTGCTGTACGTCTAAATTTTTAAAATAGTTGTCAACAAAATCTTTCAGTTCATCAAATTTTTTGTCAATACCGTTAGTGACATCAATAACGTCTCTTGTGTTTTCTGCGAGTGTTTTAACCACACCCATTAAATAATATATTTGCTCCTGCAAGGTTGTACCGTGGCATGAGTCATATACACTTTGACACGCAAAACCGTGACATTTTCCCCAATTTATTAAGTCAAAAATAATATTGTCAATATTTTCATTTTTCACCATGTTTTTCCTCCTTTTACCATAGACCCATAAAAAGTTTCTCGCACTCTTTAACAAGTTCTGCGTTAATGTTTATAATATTTTCCTTAAATTCAGCAACCAGTTTAGCGGGGGATACACTTGCATACCCTATTGTAGTTTTTACTCTGTCACCACTATTTACATTATCACTAACTGTCTTGTCGTTAATAGTTACCTCGTTACTACTTTCGGTTTCTCCTCTGCTCATTGTGCTAGCATAGTCTTGCGTTTGTATTGTAATATTGGGATTGTCACTATTTATGTCTTGCGTGTCTGTTTTACCTCTGCTAATAGTAGCGCCATTTGTAGTTGTTGTGGAAACAGAGTTGTCTTGAATAACCTCTTTATCTGTCATATTATGTGTTGACAAGTAGTCAATATTTTTTGACACAATTTTATACTTTTCAGTATATACTGGCATTACTGACTTGAGAATTTTCGACAGATTCAGCTGAAAAAGTTCGTATGTTTCGAAGCCAATCTGTTGCATGTAATACGTTTCCAAAAAAAGCGTTTTAAATTCATCAAGCCCGACATTATCATCAGAGTACCACGGAAATTCAAAATCAAAAAATTTTTCTTTTCCATTTTTGATCATCTCGTCAAACCTCACATTGGTGTTGGGGTATGAAAACGATTTTAAAATATCGCACACTCTTACAGTATACTTACTCATTTTCACCAACCCCCTCTCTCAAAAAAGCTTTGATGTCTAATTCACGGTAATTTACTGTTGCGTTAAAGCCATACATTCTGTTAAAAGCTTCAATAGCTCTTTTCCTCGTTGCCAATTCCGTTGCCCTATGCAAGGCTATCTCGCCGTTGTTCCCATCTGTTTCAGACGACACAAGCCGTTCGGGTTTCTCTACTGCGCTATTATCAATGCCTAAATCTGTTAAAGCTTGGCACTTAACTCTGACAAATTCTTCTTCCAACTCTCGTAAATAGCTTTTCGCCCCTAAGTCTAAGCACTTTATTCTGTCTAAGTCTACTGTGTCCCTAACTTTAATAACTGGCACGTTATTGTCTAGTTGTTCGCCTAGATTTTGGTAGGTTAAAAGCATGTCGTCTGGAGAAGCAATAACAACTGGTGTTCTCATAGCACGTAAGTTTACACCAATAGTTCTCCATATTTCTGCGAGTCGCTTTGCATAAAACCTGCAAATATATGCGGATGGCATAGAGTCGGGGTTGTTTTTAATTAAAACACTATTGTTTTTATTGTACGTTTTTAAGTATCCTGTGACGGCAAAAGCCTGCCTTTCCATTGGTGTATTGTAAATATCAATTTCACCCGATAGGGTAACTTTCATAAACGCAAAACGATTTAACACGTCGTCTTTAAACAACACGCCTTTACCGTTATAAAATAACACTTGCTCAATGTAAAAAGTTTCAATCTCTTTAGGTAAGCCACTGTATGCAAATCTACCACAAGCTAAAGACTTTAATTTATTAAAAAAGTAAAATTCCGTGTAGTCTGATAACACGATTTTGTTATCTTCAAACGCTCTAAATGGGTGGCGCATTTACATCACTCCTTTCTTTTTTAGTCATTGATAAGCCCATAGTTGCCAACGTCGTCTGTGTGCCATAGAGTAACACCATTGTCAAAAATTGTCCTAAGCTGTGCCAACTGTGCGAGGTCTGCGTTGCCACTGATACCGCAATCCAGTGTTTTTACAAAATTCCAACTAGTTCTGCCTCTTAAATTAGGTTGCTTGACTCTCTTTGTTGCATATCCGTACATGTCAAAATAGCTGTCTATGCTTCGGGCAACCTCTGCACTAGAGGACATAAGGTATAAATTAAATCCTTGTCTATCAAAAGCAAAATTGGCATTGGTGTTGGTAACATTTCCGTGTACTTGCGGTGGCTCAATTTCTCGGTCTTTTTGCTGTGCATAAAGATTAGTTATATCACTAAAACCTTTTACGGATCCGCTAACAACCCCACCTATTCCACCTAAAATCCCACCACTAGCAAGCCCACTAAGTCCACTAGCAACTGGACTCATTTTTGCGTTAAACGTTGCAAGTGCTAACGTGTTTTTATTTTGAGCAATCCATGCACTAGCTACGTCAGATTTCCACATGCACTGTGGGAATCCATCATAAGACAATGACTCCAAATAGCTTACACCATCAAGTCCATTGTAGTCTTTTGGTCGCAACATGACGAGCGGTGTAGGCGACTGGCTCCCCCTCACGCTGAAATAGATATTATTATCTTTTTTATTTGATAGCTCAAACTTAAAAATACCAGTCTTTCCGAGGTTGTTGTCAGCTAGAACGTAACAAAATGGATAAGTATATAACTTGTTGTTATGTGGGACGTATCCCTCGAACGCTCCATTTGTGTTAACCGTTATATCATGGTCTTGATGGTCATTGCATATCGCACAAGACATATATACGTTTATAATTGCGTCAATTTTCCCTTTTTGGTTGTACTGATTGATTAAAGTTGACGCTAGTCCTGCCATAGCTTCATATCCCTCATCTTGATTTATGATGGTTTGGCTTGCGCCTTGATATACACCACCGTCCATAAACCCTTGTACGTCCTTGCTGTCTAAACCTTCGGTTGTCAGCAAAACAATCGTACTCAATCCAAAGTCTGTTTTTTCGGTTTTATTGCAACGTAGTTCTCCACAGTCAATAGATTCGGGTATTACGTTTACACCGTAACCGTCTTCACTTTTCGGAACGTGTTCACGTTCTACAAAGCAAGGCTTCATTTGGCATTTGTAAAAATTGTTCTGAAAAATGTCTAGTTCAAGTCTTATTCTTGTGGAATTGTACGAAAGCCATTCAACCGCTGTAACAAAACAAAAAGTAAACTCTGTTGCATTAGGGTTTTTAAAAGCCATATAATTTATATCAAGTGCTTGAATCTCATTGAGAGGTATTTTTACCTCTAATTCGCCAACTCTTACTGGGGCATATTCTTTATTGAGTGACAATCTGCTTGTAACGTCCCACTTTGACAAAGATTGCAATAATTGGTTGTAACTGTCGTAAAGCCTTACATGCGTGTACCTATTATCCCACGGTACACCACTATAGAATCTGATTTCAGTTGTGGGGTTTCTTCCCACAACTGATCCTTGACTAGGTAAATTAATCATTTTTTTCTACACCCCTTTAGTGTAATTGACCGTTTTTGTGATACTGGAATCAACACGGCTTGTTAGTTTTACAACAACTGTGCCAGTTTCATTGTCACCGAAATGAATAATATTCGTACCCTCTACAACGTAAGTATCCGCTGAAACAGCACCCGACTGAATAGAAACGTCAATAAGTTTTTCGTGGTATGTTCCAGTTCCGCCAGTCAAAGTGTACTCGATAGAAACGTCTTCACCTTGTTTATACGTTCCAGCTACCGCTGTGATTGTATACCCTTTTTTAACAACTGTGTCTGTTGTGAATACACAAATTGGGTAAAACGGTGAAGCAGAAATTTGCTCAACAACAGTTAGAAAATAATTCCAGTTTAAAGATGTAGCAAGGTTCTGCTCGCTCATTTCCTTAAACTGTTCACGAATCCTAAAGAATCGTAAATCTGCAAGTACACCTTGAATTCCTGCATGCTCAAATTTATCCACAATTACTTTGTGCACACGAATGTCGGCTTTTTCGTTGTCAAACATATACGCTAATGACCGCACTGAAAGCACAGAGTCTGTTTCGGGTGTTGTAATCCAAAGTAAATCTGTCGGTGCAGAGAATGACGTTGCACCTGCAATATTGTTTTCCGGAAGTGGGAACGCAAATTTTCCAATTTTCGCCTTAATTACTGTTAACAGTTCGTCTGCTGTTTCTTGATTTACAACAGGTTTTACTGTAATAGCTGGCAACACCTCTTTGTCATATCCAGTGTCAATTAACCCAACTGTTGCCTTGTATTCATCCCAGTTATATGCGCTGATAGCACTCTCAAGTTTTGCGCTAATCATATCTCTGATACCAAATTCCGACTGGAATGCTGTTCTAAGGTTATCGTAAGATACCGTCACTGGGTACTGCTCCTCAAAATTGACTCTGTGGAATACAGACATGATGTAAGACTGATAAATCTGAAAAGCATTTTCGTAGTTATCCCTAGGGTTGAAGTGTTTCCCTTTAGCAAAATTGATGTAGGTTTCTTCGTCCGTTCTACCGTATCTCATAGGGTCTTTCTTTGCGATGTTAAACGGATTTCTCCATGCCATACTATCCACAGTCTGCATACCGATTTTCTCGATCATGCTCGGAACTAAGCTATTTCTTGTAGCTTTAAATCTCAGCATGTCGTCATACACTTTTTGTAAATTGTCGGACGTAATAGGGCTAATTCTTGATTGCGCTTCTAAAGATAATTCTTCCCTAGCTGCTTTTAAAATGTTCAAATTGTTTGCTTCTGCCATTTTTTATTTTCTCCTTTCTACTCTGTTTCACCGTCAAAGGATAAGTCCTCAAACGTGACTCTTTCTTCCTCTTCTTCAAGTTCCACATTTTCATCTTCTTTTTCGTTGTCTAGCATATCGAGGAATCTCTCTTTGTATTTCTTGTATAACTCCTCATACTTTGCTTTATAGTTGGTGTCCACATCAGTGTTGATTGATTCTGTGATAGTTGCAATAGCTTCCTCGTGTTCGCCGATGTCAACAGAGTCTAACAACTCTGACAATGCTTCTTTTACTGTCATTGTTTTTTCTCCTTTCCTAATGTTTCACATGAAACATTTGTGTCAAAAGTGATAAAATAGATTTAAGGGAATAAGTACATCCAAAAATTATTTTTCTTTTTCTGTGTGTGTGGGGGTTTTGGTGGTATTCCACCGCCACCACCTCGGCACGTTAAATAAATAAAGCCTTGAAAAATGGTATAAGCACTCCATTCGTACGGAGGTTTTAGTTCTTGTGTGTAAAAATACGCTCCACCGTATGCAGAGTTTGACGTAACAATCGTACCATCTTCTCGTATCTCTTCTACGATAGCAACATGCCCACCGTCTCCTGCGTGGCTTCCGCTATACTTCCACACCATAATTGCACCTAGTTCGGGCTTGTCCCCTACTTTTTGATTGTTTGCAACGGCAAAATCGTACCAAGTATCTGCATTTCCAAGCGATGTGACTGGGGGCTTTCCCTCAATCTCGTATCTCCTACCCCATGCATAGCATGTACAGTTCGGCAAACCGTAGCCAGCTTGTGCAAAAGGGTTGTCAGAGTACCAGTATTTATTGCCTTGCATTCCTGCGTCTGTCAGACGTGGCTCTTTGAATCAAGTTCCACCCTCAAACGTGCAGTTGTCAAAATAATATCTTGATGCTTCTCTCCTGCTCTGCACTGTGGCTAAAGGGTCTAGTGGTCTTTCAAAGTTGTACAAAAAAGCTTCGGCTAAATATTCGGGGGATTCTGTTGACGATTTGAATTCTTCCCACGATAAAGGGTAAGTAGCTGTCGGGATCCACTGCCCAGTTGCGCTTGTCTCCTCGTCTATCCAAATCATTTGTCCGACAGGGTCTAATCGATCATATCCGTGTTGACTTGCCCAGTTAATGTATTTGCTTGCAGGTGTCCACTGAACTAGACCGAACCCTACCGAGAGATTTCCAACAAGGTTCGATTCCCATGCGCCTGGGTTTATGTTACTTTCATGCTGTTGATTTCCTAACATACCGCAGATTGCTTCGGGTGTCCACCCAGTACCCAGTGACAACAAAAAAGCGACTTCTTCGTTCGCATTGTTTAGCATTTCCTCTTGTGTTAGGTTAAAGGGGTTTTCCCTTACAATCCATGCCATCTTAGTTCACCTCGTTTTTACCTTTTAAGTACCCCGTTAACTCCGCAATGACAGCTGTGTTGTTTGTTATTGCTTCTGTCATTTTGTCAAGATCTTCTTTGTGCTGTTTCCTTAAATTTGTTATCTCGTCAGAGTGTGTGGCTGTGATTGCAGACACTTTACGGTCGTTTACTTGTTCCCTGTGGTAAACATACCACATACAAGCACCCGAAACAACAACGGAAACACCAAAGTTTTGAATCAGAAAAATAATCTCTTCCATGTGCTTTCTCCTTTCATTTATTATTATACAACGTTGTTCTTTGTCTGTCAACAATAAAATAGAGCAAGAATAAGAAATTCTTGCTCTGTGCCGTAACCTTTAAGAAGCTTGCAAGGGGGTACAAATCCACCATTTAGCACTAGCTTCCTGCTTTTGTGTACACTGCTAAATGTCATGTTCGCATTCTTTAAGGGGACATGTATATTGTAACACAAATTTTATTGCTAATCAAGTGTTATTTCAAATGTTCCCTTGATTTTCTTTTTTCCTTGCGGTGTGATTATTGTTGTATTGTTTCCGCTTGTTCCGTCTGTGTCTTTGCACACGCACTCCAGTATACCGTCCCATGGATAGTTGTAGTATGCCCTATTCGTTACAGACTCATAGCCCGTTTGGTCGCCTGCTACACCGTAGATTCCACCGTTTTCAGAAATGGAAAACTCTGCTAGTAAGTCGGGAACGTCTGATACACACAATGCTGTGTGATTTGCCTCGTTTAAGTATACATCACCTCTTTTTGCAACGAATCCTGTACTCATAGGATGCCAAACAAAATTGCCAGTGGAACACATTTTTTCTCTCATGTTTCCAGTGTAAGTTGCCCCACCGCAAGAAATTCCTGCTGACTCAAAAGCGGATATGATTCCACTGCTACAATCTCTGTCTCCCTGCTCTACCTTGTATACCTTTCCGTTTATTGTAATGTCGCACGTTCCCTCACCGTCACCCCATCTGTTGCCTTGTGTGTATCCATGCCAATCATGCGTACATAAATGCTCAAATAATTGTGTTGCTATTTCTTTTTTTAACATATTTTTTCTCCTTTCTCAATGTTTCACGTGAAACATCATGCTAGATATATGATAGCATATCAAAAGCCATATTCTTGCATTCTAAATCAGCGAACCTCATACAACCGCATTCAAAATACTTCCGTAATGCTTGTACGATATAGCCACTATTATTAATCATGCTAATTCTATCGTCTAAAACATCGTTTACGTTAAAACATACTTTAATTGGAAATGTTTTGTCGTAGCCTTTTGAAATATACATAATGCTCGAATATCTTCTAGCACTGTACCATACACCGTTATACAAAATAGATAAATAATATTCACTTACACCGCTAGGTTTTTCAATTAGTGCAAGATTGTCGTTCAGATACACGTTTTCGCTTGCATATTTTATATAGTTCGATTTTGCAAAGGCTTTAGATACCCCCGAATTTTTAATTGCTTCGCTTGCGGACTCGTTCCACGTTCTTTCGTACACCCAGCCGTCACCCTTTAAATATTTTGTGTCTTTTTTTAACATTTTATTGATCCCTAATGCGTTGTTATATGGGTTTAAAATGCTAACAGTATTAGACACCATATATATTGGCACTCTTCTTCTCTGTTCTCCGTCACCCCTTGCCACGGTTGTGTGAATCGACATTAGTTTTCCAACCTCGTCTGATAAGTATTTATTGTTTTCCTCCTGATACTCGTCAAAAAATATATGCTTGACATCTACAAACATGGCTGAATACCTTTTCAATTTAGAGGACATAGACAATGGCACACAATAACCACAAATGTTACCGTCTAAAAGTAGTGCAATAACAGTACCATTTAATAAAGTTTTTTCTGTCATATTATGTCCACCATAAAAAATTCTTCCGATGTCCCTAAAAAATGCGTCCGCACAATTTGACAAGTCTGTTTTGCAACGATATATTACAATAAACTTATTAACATCGTCATGCTTTAAATAATAGTTTATCAAATGCCTTTTGTAAAAAACAGATTTTCCTGCTGTTCTATTGCCCTCTGTTATGTATATTTCGGGTAACTCTCTGTTCTTGTCTTTTAGTGATAGCAAGTAATTCCCGTCGTAATATTTACCCATTTTTACCTCTACTATAAAAACCCCACATTTGTGGGGTTGAAATTTATACTAAATTGCATGTAAGGAAGCTTTTCCCTTTATAGTTTTTAGATGGCGACTTATACACCTTAATAGTGATTTCGTCTTCAAGTCCCTCGTCTGACATTTCGTCATAAATGTCTTCAAACTGTCTAAACAGTGTTTCAGAACCCGACACATAACCTTGGCCGTTCTTGTCAATGTATACCTGCTTGTCATACTCTGTGTTGTCTGACTTATCGTTTTCAACGTGAACGGTTGCTACATAGTCAATGTCGATTAAAACCGGTTCTAGCTCTGTGGCCTCGTCTAACTGAATAAAGTCGCTGAAATTTTTTAGTCTGATTTTTTCTCTTACGCTAATCTCTTTAGTTGATTTCACTACTTTTGCTTTGTATGCCATTTTCTTTTTCTCCTTTTCCTATACCTTTTTTATTTTTACTACATTTCGATGATTTCTTCACTTACAACTGCTGAATGCAACATGAAGTCTTCTTCTGTGATTTTTCTAACAGTTTTGACGAACTGAATGCTTTTAATGTCAATTAAAGCATTCTTGTATTCTTTAGAAAGAATCAATTCAGCTTTTTCTTTAGAATCGCATTTCACGATTTTCTGTTCTAATGTTTCTGTTTCAATGCCGTTTTCACTTTTTCTAAAAATGTCAAATGTTACAACGGCTGTGATAATACTTCTTGTCATTGTGTTCTCCTTTCTGTTCTTGTTTTCCTTACAAGTATATAATATCACACTGTAACTTTTTTGTCAACAGATTTTCGTAAATTAAATGTTTTATTTTTTAGTAGTATTCCTCCCTCTATTCGAGTTGCTTTTAGGTTACAGTCCTCTAACTGCAAACCGATTTCTAAGTCTGTTATCTTATATCCTCTACTAATAAATGCTTCCTTTGCGCCTTTTCCCATTCCAGCGCACTTCAATTCTAAGTAAGGTTTTTCTACTGGTATATGATTTTCTGCTATAACGTGTTCAGCATAAACTTTTTGCCGTAAGTAATAAGCTTCATCGAACATACATTCTTGCTTCCAACAGCAAAAAGCTGTGTTATGCTCTACCACCATGTTGGCGGGTTCTTGTCCTACTAAATGTATAGAGTCTGTGTCCGCATAACAAAATCGATCTACGTTTGCTAGTGCGTGTCTTATTGTGAAGTTTCGTGCGTATGATGTTATAGCACTACCACAAGGGATATAGCCAACTTGCTTGTTGTGTTCATCGTGCAACTTAAACTTTACAACACCGTTTTCGTCTAAATAAGGTTCTTTATATGATGAATTGTCAGAACTTGCAAGCTTGCCGTATAGGTTATTTAAAAATAATTTAGCTAGTGTTCTAAGGAAACCTGTGTTATTTTCTTTCATTTCTCTGTATAAGTTTATATACTCGTCAAAAATGCCTTTAAGGCTATGAAAATAGCAACCGTCTATCCATTCAAAGTCATATACATCGTATGTATCTAAAAATAACTTTAAATCTACACATGTCATTGTTATAGTTGTTATTGTGTCTTTTATTACACCGTCATCGTTATAATATCTATAATATTTTCCTTTTACTCTAACATCTGACGTTGTCAAGTTTTCATTTCCCTTATATAGCCAACTTCCTCTTATATGTACCCACGGCAACGCATTTTCTTTTAGTTTAAAGCGACACTTAAATCTTACAAAATAATAATATTTTGTTATATCATCTAATTTTTTGTGAGGTTTACCTACAAAATATTGTGGCTTGCCTACTGGGTAGTAATTTCCTGATTCACTCGACATCACAGATGGGTATAAACTGTTGACATCGTATACTAAACCGTTTTTTACAAGCTTACTTGCATATAATGGGTTGACGTAACACCAACCCCCTGCATAGCTTTTATGTACATATTCCCATGCATTCATACCGCACGGGAAATCTACTTCCCTTAAATCGGGGAAAAGGTTTTCGTAATCTTTTTTATCGTAGGTGTTTTTAAATTCGTGCATGCAACAAGCCCCGATTGTTAGCTTACTGTGTCCCTCGTCAAACATTTTTTCAAGTGCTTCTTTTAGCACTAAAACATCGTTTTTGATGTACGCTTTTTCCTCGTCCGATATATTACAGTGTGCGTAACGCATACCCTCATATTCCATAGACAGCTTACGGTGCTTTGTGTTAAAAGCTTTACCCATTGCCTCAAGCGATGTCGGAATCAGTTTCAAGCTGTTTCTTATTTCAACTATGCGGCTATACTTTTTTACTTTTATTGTGTACCAACTACCCATATCTGATATGCTCGTTTGAAAATCACCGTTCACCATTTCTTTATCTTTTTCAACATGAACGTGTGTAAAGCCATTCTTTAGCAGAAAGTCAACAATAAAAGAACCGTCGAAAGCGAGGTTGTGAAAATATATGATGTTGTATCCTTTTTGTGATAAAACAAAGTCTATAAAATCTCTGATAGAATGCTGAATATACACTGTTTCAGACTTATCATAAAGTTGTACGCAAGCACTCGCCCAAACTTCTGTTTTTGTCTGCTCACCTAACTTTTTTTCTATTTCTTCACCCCAAACAGTTGTTTCAAAATCTGCTGCCCAGTACGTTATCACTTTCTGTCTTGCCACAACCTATCATTCCTTTTCTATATTATCGGTTACTAACTCTATAAAACGGATATAATCGGGGGAAGTTGGGAGCCATTGCATTAAATTTTGAATCTCTTTGAATTTCGAAAATATGACCTCTTCCCTTGAGTCTAAAGGGTCGGGGTATATGTCGGGGTATTTCTTTAAACCGTATAAAAATGCTGTTTTATCATTACGCATTAAAAACTCACCACGTTCCATTATTAACTCTCTAATTCTAGGGTGACAATTATTTACAAGGTCATTCCATCTTTCCTCTAGTATGTCAATGTCGTTGGCTACCTGCTCTTGCTTTTTTAACTCTTCAATGAGTTCTTTATTTTTTCTTTGTGTTGCTTGCTTTTCTTTTTTGCGTGATATTGCTTCGCCAGTGACAAGGTCTATAATTTCATGTGCTTGTTTAATTGCTGTCCCAGTCTGTTGTCTTAGTTTTTCAATAGACGACCTTTTCGGTTGTTTTAATAACGGTAACGGCTCCACGTTGTATCCTAGATTTTGATAGTATCTTACTCTTGCAAGATATTTTTTTCGCTCGTTTGCATATTCTCTTTGTAGTTTAGTCTTTTTGACTGCCATGTGTTACACCGCCTTTTTGATTAAAATGCCATTTTCTACTCGTTCAATTTTTACCTTTTTATCGAGCGGTGAAACCCCTAAATCCCTCAACATAAACTGTGGGATTGATAATCTTGTGGTGTATGAACCGTTTGCTTGTTTGGTGTACATTACGTTATACACACCGTTGTTGTTTGGCTTTCTCATTTAAAATTATCTCCTTTCTAACACAACTTTAAATCCATTGATTTCTACACTAATCTCTGATACTATTGATAATAACAAACTTGATATCTTTTGCGCTCTCCATTCACCTGCTGTCATTGTTACCCTAAAACTTCCCCGCTTGTACTCTTTGTATACAGTTATGTCGACTGACTCCCTTGTGATTGCCAGTAATTCGTAAAATGTCATGATTCTTTCTCCCTTCTTAATTTCTATAATCATTATACCACACGTTTTTTACTTTGTCAATAATAAAGTGCAAAATATTTTCATTTGGGAAAGTGCAAGAAATCGAGAAAACGAAAG